TAGATACAGCTGTGTAACCTACTAACCAACAACTAATGAAAGACCTAGATAACTTACAACTATCTAGGTTTTTTATTTACTTAAATTCCAACGGGTATCCTGATAGGTACTCTTTTAATATTAACAGTAGTAACAAGGTAAGGAACTAACATGGCAGCTAAAAGACTTGATAAGTACAAGCCCATTTGGGATGCACTTAAGAAAGATGGTATATGCGCTATAGTAGCTATACCTGAAGACATTGCTAGTATTAAACGAGGTGTTATTAAGGCGAAGTACCAAGATATAGCTTATAAGATAGAATGTACTTTGCGCACCGATACTGGAACTAGCTGTAATGGTGAGGCTAAGGTATTATATACAACAATAGGTAGGGATGCAGTAACGTTTGAACTGATAGATGCGAGTAAGTACTTTACTATGCGTGAGAACTTACGTAGAAACAAAGCAATAGGACTATAGGTTGCTGCAATAACACTAACATCGTAACACTGTAACAACCTGTAAACATAACTGATACTAACCAGCCATAACAGCTAAGAGAGATACTAATGAATATATCTAACATAACCCACCCTAAGATAACTGTTACTGTACAGGTTATCAAACAGACAGACAACGCTATATTAGTCTTGTTACTTGATTACCATAACAGAGAAGCTTGGTTTCCTAAATACTATGTAAGTAACTTAGGAGCTAACAGAGAAGGTGATGATACAATTGAGATACCTCAGTACATACTACTAAGGAAACTTGAAAGTATCGTAGCTAAGGAACGTATTAAGGCAAGCACTGATATAGCTAACGCTACTAATGCAAGTCCAAGAGTAACACCTTGGAAGAAGTACTTAGTAGAAGCCTGTAGTGCAGAGAACTTCCACAAGTTTAGACAACAAGCGGAGTAATAAACATGGCACTTAACCAAGCAACTGAAGTACGTGAGAAAATACTAGAGCTACAGGAAGCACTGTTAGCATCTAATCCTATGATGCCTACTATGTTACGTACTATACATACTGCATTACGAGCTGATGCGGAGATTGTTACGTTACTTACACCTGAAGAAGTAAGTATAATAGTACGTGGCTTAATGAAACAAACTCAGACTGTTATAGCTGATACAGTAGCTAAGACTAAGCCTAAGAAGGCACTTAAACACATGACACTGGATGATATCTAATGGCTACTGTTATGCGTACACTTGGTAGTACAAAAGCTTACGGTGGTACTTGCACTCTTAGGTTACATACACCAGCAGTAGTAGTTGGAAGTATAGACTCTAATACTCGCATAGTATCTGCGCATTTTAAAAGTAACCTTATAGAATTCACTAAGGATATTACATTACATAACTGTGACCTATTAACTACTGATGATATACTTGATTACATTACAACTGAAATAATGGATGCAGTAATTGTAGCTCATCAAGTACGTCAAGATAACTGGGTACATTAGATATGTGTAGTTGTGGTGATGGTGGAAGTACTGGTCATATGCTTAGTAGCGGTATAACTAATCGTACTAATGTAGAACAATGCCTATACATATGCCTAGCACTGTATTACCAACAGCACCATGAGCTGTACATTAACAATCATGCAGGGATAGAGCAGGTACTTAACTGCTGGTTCTATCCTTTCGTAACTGAGAGAGAGGTAACAGATGTACTTGCCCGCTATCCCACAACTAGCTATCCTGATAGCTGTGTATGTGGTAATGCTGTCAATAGCACGGGTAGTATATTAAGGTATGAGTGCATTACTTGTGAAGGTGTACCAGATGCTAAGTACCTATACATTACACAGTATGACTTCCAGCTACTTGCTGGACACATAAATATGCACTATAGATGCTACATGAGTATTAGCCTTGCTAGGCTTAAGAGCATACTAGCTATGGTTATATATGATTCTAATATTAATGGAGGTTTATAATGGATTCCCGCTTACAAAGATTAAGTTACAGCAGTACACTAACACTACATAGTTGTCCACGTAAGTACCAACTATATAAACTTGGTGCTGAACAACCAGTACGAGAAGAAAATGTAACCTTTGCTTATGGTCATGCCGTAGGTGAGGGTATTCAAAGCGTTATAGAAGGTGATACTACTGAGTACACTTACTGGCGTATGTTCCTTGCGTGGGATGCTGACTTACTAGGCGAAGAAGCACGTACTAATAAGGACTTCTTCAATGCTTGTTACGCAGTAAGTAAGTTTGCACAAGTAGCAGCTAATACTGAGATACGAGAGTATGAACTAGCGTATACGACAGAAGTTGATGGTAACACTAAGCCAGCAGTAGAGCTAAGTTTCAGAATAGAACTACCTGATGGTTTTACTTACATTGGCTTCGTAGATGCTGTACTTAAGCACTCAGTAACAGGTGAGCTAATGGTATTAGAACTTAAGACTACTGGACAGTACGCTGTTAATGAAGCTAGCTATAAGAACTCTAGTCAGGCTATAGGATACAGCATAGTACTGGATGCAATGGCTCCCCATGCTAGTAGTTACAAAGTGTTGTACCTGATATATAAATCTAAGTCTCGAGAGTATGAACTTATGATGTTTAGTAAGTCATACACCCAACGTGCTATGTGGATACAACAACTACTATTCGATATAGAACTAATAGAGAAGTATGAGAACACAGGCGTGTACCCTCAGTACGGTGAAAGTTGCTTTAACTACTTTCGTGCATGTGAGTATTATGATAGTTGTAGCATGGATACCAGTAGACTTATAAGTCCACCAACTTACTACATGGATGGAGAAGTAGCACCACCAGAACCAACGTATAGCATAGAAGTAACACTTGCTATGTTAATAGACTCACAACTAGGTAGAGCATAATGAGACTAACAGATAAGAAGGCAGTAACAACTCAACGTGTGCTAGTATATGGCGCACCTAAGTCAGGTAAGACACAGTTAGTAGGAGAACTTGCAGAGAAGTTTAACTTACTATGGTTTGACTGTGAACAAGGTTGGAGTACATTACTTAAGTTACCTACAGCATGGCAAGAACGTATTGATATTATCAGTGTGCCTGATAGTCGTGTGTTTCCTATTGCAGCTGAGACTTGGAGTAAGGTTATCAAGGGAAGTAAAGTAGCTATCTGTGAGGAGCATGGTAAGGTAAGTTGTCTTACATGCAAGAAGGATAATAAACCTAGCGAGGAAGTGGAACTGGGTATTCTTGGCGCAGATACCATCGTAGTATTTGACTCACTAACACAGCTTACTAATAGCTTCATTAGCCATATCACTAAGAACCAACCTGAAGATTATAAGCTCCAGCTAGATGACTGGGGTAACTTACGGGTACTGGTAGATAAGTTCCTAAGTCAAGTGCAAGCAGCAGGGTTTAATATAGTATGTATTACTCACGAAGAGGAAGTAGAAATGGAGGATGGTAGAAAGAAGATAGTACCAGTCTCAGGCTCTAGTAAGTCAAGTCGTAATACTGCTAAGTACTTCGATACCATCGTGTACTGCGATGTTAAGAACAAGAAACACATATTCAGTAGTACTACAACCAGTATAAATGGGGTAATTACAGGCAGTAGAACTGGTCAAGTACTAGATGATATGAAAGTACCTACGTTACTAGAAGTATTTACTGGTACTGGAGCTGTTCATGTACCGCCTGTAGCTGGAGCTGGTATGGAAGTACTTAAGTTATCAGGTACAATGCGTGAGATACCTATAGTTCGTGAGATACCACTAGCTACAGAACAAGAAGTACAAGCAGTAGTTGATGCGGTACTTACACCACTTACACAGCTTACACCTAAACTAACTCAAGGTGATGCCGCTATTGAAGCACTAGCAGTACGTAGACAAGACCCAGTAGTAGCTGCTGTATCAGCTGAGATAGAACTAGCAGACCAAGCTGCTCCACTTAGTGCTAAGCAAAGACTTGAAGCTATACTTGCTAAGCAACGCGCAAAGAAAGAAGGATTGTAAGCTATGAGTGCAAGTAACAATAGTAACAGCACTGAAGGTAACACACTATCTGCGGCTAATCCACAAGAGTTTAACCCAGTAGTAGCTAAGCCTTGGACTAATGATGCCGTACTTACCACCAACAGTGGTATCACTGGTATAACTGGTGCTACTGAAGAACTGTGGGAGGAAGCTGGTACTACAGAAAAATTAGAGCTTGACAACATTGATTCGTTTAGTATAAACTGTAGTTCAAATCAGATAGAAGCAGTATTAGCTGACAGAGAAAGCACCTACGGTAACTACGCTGAAGGAGCTAAGTTAGCACGTACTATCAAGTTAGCTATGCAGACTGGTAAGAACTGGAACTTACTTAGTGCCAGCCAAGAGTATGCTCTGGACATGGTATCTAATAAGATTGCTAGGATACTTAACGGTGATGTTTGCCACCTTGATAGCTGGGTAGATATTGCAGGTTATGCTACGTTAGTAGCCAGTGAGTTAAGTAATACTTCAGATGATTTGAGATAAGTTCCCTAAGCCAAGGGTAGTAAGTAAGCACATAACGTACATTAGTACATAACTTTAGTTATAACAATATAACTTATATATAATATAGGAACTAACAACATGTCATTATTAGATGCAATTTTAGATACAGAATTAGACGACTTAGCTGATTTACCTGAGTTCGTAGTACCACCTGCTGGAGCTTACTCTGCTACTATCATCTCTTTAGAAGAGAAGTTAATTGGCGAGCATCCTTCTTTGGAAGTACGTTTCCGTCTTAATGAAACTCTGGAACTACAGAACCCTAACGATACACCAATATCAGATGGTACTGAAACATCCATTGCTTACATGCTAGACAATGAGTTCGGAGTTGGTAAGTTCAAAGCCTTCATCAGACCTATTGCTCAACACTATAACATCAACGGTACTCGTGAAGCTGTTGAAGCTGCTAAAGGTACTGATATAATGCTAGTAACAAAGATTCGTATGAACAAAGAGAAGACTCAGTCCTATCTTGATGTTCATAAGGTTGAAGTTATCTAAGTACATAGGTTACTTGAAGTAAGTACTGTGAACTAAGCTAGGTTTGATAGGAAGGGTAACTGGCCTAGATTAGACGAGTACTTACTGATAGTTACATGCATGTATTAAACTAGCTCTATTGCTGTAAAAGGTAGTAGGGCTATTTTAGTATTAGCTCCATAGAAATGCGCGTAAATACTAACACAAGATAACAGCTACACAATAACAAGGATACTAATATGAACTTACTATTTCTGGGTACTTCAGAGGATGTACCTTACATGCCTAGACTCAAAGGTTGTCTAAAACATGTAGGTAGTACGTACTTACTTACTGAACCAATCAGTACACTGTACGAACTAATAGCGTATTGTAATAAACGTAAGGTAACAGGGATACTTAGTACACGGAGTGACGTGTTGGCTAAGCTAACTTATGACCCTAACGATGCAGTTGAGTATAAGAAAGATGGCACACCTAAGAAGTTAAAACTTCCCAGTGTTGATAACTACGCAGGTAGTATGTTCACTGTAGGTGAGGATACAGGCATAGAATTGGTAGTAGTAAATCCACTTAAACAATTACTTACTGTACCATTTGGCGACTTCATGCTAACTAGGTATGCCAGTAAGTTAATAGCTAAAGATAACTGGTATCAAGCTACTGACTTCAGTTGGGAGATAGTAACTCCTAAGACTGCGGCTGATTACCTAGAACTATTCGCTACAGCAGACCTAATAGCACTTGATATTGAAACTGTAAGTACTCCTATTCCAGCCATAACTTGCGTAGGTTACTGCGGTGTATGGTACGATGTTGCCTCTGCCTCATACCATAGTCATAGTATAGTTATACCATGCACTGATGATTACTTACATGAGTACATTCGTAAGTTTAATGCATTACCTGTACCTAAAGTAATGCAGAATGGTAAGTACGATATAGCTTATCTTGCTAGGTTTAATGCTCCAGTAAGTCATTGGTTCTGGGATACAGCTACTATGCAACATTGTTGGTATAGCGAACTACCTAAGGACTTAGGTACACTAGCAGCGTTTTATATACGTGAAGCTAGATATTGGAAAGGAGAAGCTAAGTACCTTAGTACTGACATTGAAAGATATTATCTA